TAGATAAAGATGTGCTTGAATCTCTTGGATCAAAAACTTGTTTACCTTGTACTTCTGCTGTTATGTTTGGAACACCATTAGGATATACATCTGAATCAAATTCTAATCTTACATAAAGATAACTTCTACCTCTTAATCTGTGATTTGTAGTCCATTGAGAAACTTCTGAAACTAAATCAGCATCTGCTAATTGAGTTGTTTCTCCTAAATGTTTTTTAATTCTAGCTTTACCCTCATAATCATCACCACTTGCAGGAATTAATCTTGTAATTCCATTAGAGTCTGTACCATCACTTACTAATGAAACTTCATCTTCACCAAAATAAATTTTTGAAAAATCTGTAATTTCATGTCCTGTAAATGCAATTATTAAATGTAAATATTGTTGATCATCAGTAGTTTCTGCAAATACAATGTTACCTCCAATTCTGGTAGTTCCATAAACGACTCTATGTGCCTGTGTTGGTTCTTTTACTGTAACTGTTGTATTAGCTTGTAATGAAGTTCCGATGTCTGGAAGATTTATATCTGGTGCTAGTTTTTGATTTACTGTAGATAATACTAAAGATGAACCTGCTGATACAATAAAAGTAGATAATGCAGGTGATAATGAACCAATAGTAAAACCAGATGCCCATCCTGCCGCTACAGGAAGTGCCGCTACTGCTCCTATGACTACTGCCGCTTTTACTGCATCTCCCGACATTATTTAATCCTCCAACATTTTGAACATTTATTATTATCTATCACCATAATTGCTTTTTTCCAATTGAACATTGTTTTATCTCCAATACAAACTCCTACAGTTCCATCCCAATCATATTCATCTTTATAATACAAAACATCACCCCTTTGTGCTTTGTTTATTGATATTTCTTCAAAATTGTTTTCTTTTGCAATTTGTAAACACATATCTAATAAATCTTTTTTTTTTAAATTCCTAATAAGTTCCTTTCCATCTTTTAAAGACTTCCATTTTTTTTCAAATACATTTCTACCTGTAATTGCTTCTACACAATCACGAACAAATGAAACACAATCATTTTTACCATATTCAAATTTTGGTTTATTTTTTGTATCTTCTATAACTTGTTCTAATTTAGATTCCCAATTTTCAACTCTCATTATGAAGTTTGTTTACCCCATACGATTGGTTTATCTTGCAAGTCTGGTACAAATTCAAAACCCAAATCACCAGAATAATCTATTTGTTGATCTTCATGAGTAAATCTTCTTTCATTTGCTCTTTCAAAAGATATTAATCTATTTTCAACTGCTAACTCTATTGTTGATGTTTCTGCTTGTTCATTGATTTTAAGAACATCCATTTTACCAGAGAACAAAGTGTAAACATCTGATATTACATTTTTAGAAGAATCAAATAATCCTAAATAAACATAAGCATTTCTATTAGTGTAATTGGCACTTAAAGCTTCACTTATTAATGATGACTTGACACCAGTCAAGGTAAGTGTGATACCAGATGCTTTGATTTCAGTTGTTTCTGTTACAGCACTAATACCTGCTAAATCTCCTAAACCTGTAAATGTTTGAGAAGAACCTCTAACTGTCATAGTTAAATCACCATAACCATTCCAAAAATACAATGTACCTGTGCTAAAATCTAATTCTGTAGCAAGTATAGGTTGTACAACACCTGCTGTTACTGCTGTTTTAAATGCTGATGTAATATCTCTTGCCATTATGCTCCTTTCATACTGTGTCTGCAATAACTACAACATAAAATTGCACCTGTTCCATCATAGTCTTTCATACAATGTCCTCCACAATGACAATCATGTCCACAATTCTTGCAACTTTTCTTTTTTTTGGGTTTAGTAAATTGACTTTCTACCCACTCAAACCAGGAATCAATATATCCAAAGAAAGTGTATAGAAATTTATCAATCATTATATACCTTGTAATCTTGGATCAGTTGAAGTTATATTTTTTTTAGCTTTAGGTCTAGATATTGAATCTAAACTTCTTTTTCTTAATTGTGCTTTAGCTGATTGTTCTTTTCTTTTTTCGTCAATTTGTTTTTTTAAATCCCATTTAAAGTTCATTTTAAACTACCTCCAATTGAATAAGTCAAAAATATGACTTATCATAAAAGTTATAAGGATTCTATTAATTATTTATTTGATATAATCCTTTTAATTGCTTCGCTTCCATCTATGTTTTTTTCTATTTCTGCCTCAACTTCGCCACACATTAACCTTTTGTTGTTCATTTCCATATTACGAGTTGCCTCTCTTTTCATTTTAAGACAGGTAGATAAATCATCTTGTATTCTATGTTCTATAAGTTCTCCATTTATGAATAAACATAATGCAATTACTAATTTAGTGATTACCATTTAATTTTCCCAAGTTTGCTCTAACAGAGTCCTTTAATTTTTCTACATCAACTAATATTTTATCAATATCTTTTTGTAATCTTTCAATATTAACTTTATTAGTCATATTCTGTTCTTGAGTTTTTTCTAATTTTTCTACTTGTTGTGCAATATGCTCTAATAACATAAACTGTTCTTGATCTATTGGTTTTTGAACACTAGCTTCTAACAAGTCTTGTTCAAATAATTGATTTTTAGTTTCTAATTGATTAAGTCTTTCAATAACTCCAAATGCAAACCATGCTCCAACAATAATTGCACTTATTAAACCCAGAAGATTCCTTAATGGTAATCCAATTTCTGTACTTTCTGATAATCTTTTTATTGACATTTACATACCTCGCAAACACATATGCCATATTCATCAGCATGAAGACCATCATCACAATGACACTCATGATGACAATTCTTGCATATTTTCCATGAAAATAGCCATTTAACAAATTTATTCCAAATTATTTTCATAAATACAACCTTTTGGTTAATCTACAACTTTAAAATGAAAAGATAAATAAAATTTTTATAATGCTTCTGAACAAGCGAAACTTATACCATATTTTGATACTTGATCTGTATCCCATGCAACTTCATTGGAATCTAATCTCATAATAGTTGTAGTGTTAGTATAAATAACAGTATCATTATCAGCAATTGTTTCTAATCCACTTCTTAATGATGGTTCAATGTTTAAAGTAGCTTCGCCACTTGCATTACTATTTACATCGTCAGTTATCATATACAAGTATGAGTTGATTTGAATATAATCACCTGCTTTAAAAGCATCTGTAACACTAGCACCTAGACCATCAACATCTATTTGATTTCCTGTTTGACTTGCACCATTTACTAAAACTGTTCCTGTGGTATTACCTTGAATTGTTTTTCTGTCTTGATCACCTAATTTAAAAGTTCCTCTTCTACCTCTTAATTTTAATAAGAATGATAACCATTGAGATGCGTTATCTTTTAACATAGGTGGTAATTGTACTGTAGCACTCCAGTATTCCCCTTGATGTTGAATAACTTGTTCTTGTCTTGTAAATGGAGATTGTGATACCCCTACAATTCTAGTTAAAGCAAATCTTTGAGTTTGTATGCCGGTAGCTGTTGGTAAAGTTAAAGGATATGATGGTGTGAATACTGCCATGATTAATCTCCAAATGCTTTTGCAAATTTACCACCTCTTAATTTAGCATCTGCTACAGCGGCAATAGTTGATTGTTGTATTTGTGGTAACATATTTAAAACTTCTGCTCTAACAGTATTTTGTATTCCAGTTGCAAAATTTAAGTTTTGTTCAATTGTAATACCTGCACCACCTCCCATTCTACCAGGAGTTAAACTACTTGGAGTAATAGCACCTGCTGTTCTTGGTACGAATAATTCTGGACCCCTTTCACCAACTAATGCAGGTCTATTTGCTTGAACAGAACCACCACTTGCAAAACTTCCCTGTGTAGATGTTAAATCTGAACCACCTGTAAATATTTTACCAATACTTTTGAATATTCCACTTAATCCTCCACCAGATACACTTTTTCTAATTTGTGATTCTATTTGTTCTAAAATTAAAACATTGATAATAGTTTTTTGAATACCAATTAAAACTTCTCTTAAAACATTTTTAAAATTCATAGCACTTTTATCACCTCTTAAAAAAGCATCTACAATACTATCACCAGCACTTCTAAAAGTTGATGCTAAACTATCACCAATAGCATCTAATCTTTTTTGTTGATCTACTAATTTTTGAGTTTCTGCTGATTGTTTTCTAATTTCTTCTGTTTGTGTTTTAACTAATTTTTCAATAACAGACTGGTCTTTTATTTTTTTAGATATTAAAGCATCTTCTATTTTTCTTTGTTCATTAAGTATTCTTAATTCTTCTTCAGTTTTTCCTAAATCTTCAATTTCTCTTTTATTTCTTAATGCTCTTTTTTTAGCTAATTCATCTAATAAAATATCTTTAGGTGCTTGTTTATCTTTATCTTTATTTGCTTTATCTGTAAGTCTATTTTGTTCTTCTTGTCTTCTATTTAATTCTTTTAAGATATTATCCTTTTTTTCTAAAAGTTCATTTAAGACTTTTTCACCTGTATTTACTCCAAATATGTTTAAATTAAATTTTTCTAAAAGTTCATTTTGTTTTTGAATTTCTTCATTTACTTCAGAAAGTGCTAAATTTAATTCTGCATCTGTAAGTGCTTGAACATTTTTAGATGTATCTGCAAATAAATCATTTAAACCTCTTAATAATGCAGTTGTTATTTCCAAAGCTCCTTGTACAATCTTGTTTTTTTCAACGAATATAGTAAATTCTTCACTTAAAGTATCTGTTGCACCTGCTAGACCTGTTGCGGCTCTTACACCAGTTCCACCAACTTGTTCATTTAATGCTTTTAAAATAATTGATTGTGCTTCTTGTTTTTTACCTAAAAAGTCTAATGTTTTAATTTGTTCTTTTTGTTGTTCAGTAAATGATACACCTACTCTTCTTAATGCTGATAAACCTATTTCTGGTTCTTCTAATGCTTTACCCAATTGAAGTGCCGCTGTTTTAACTGTACCAAATCCAACTTCAGCTAAATCTTGAGATAATCTTAAAGCATCTTTAAAAGTTTCACCAGTTATAGATTTAAAAGTTAATAAAACACCTGCCGCATCTCTAACTCCCTGTGTACTAGCTAAAGTTTGAATACCTATTTCTTGTGCAAGTTTTTCTATTTCTTGTAAAGTTAAACCTGCCGCTGAACCTGTAGCATTTAAAATTCCTTCTAATTTAGCAAATTGTCTTTCTGCTCTACCAGCAACTGTTATTGCTGATTTAAGAGCAAAAGCTAATCCTGCAATCGCTAGGGTTGTAACTGCTGTTTTTAATCCAACATTACCTATAATTGTTCCTAAAGATGTAATTCTTCCTGCAATTGGTCCTAGTGGTCCTTGTATTGCCGCAATAGATTGTGATGCTCTTCTAAATCTTTCCTGTAGGTTTTTAGCACCATCTGCAGTCTTTCTAGTTGCATTATTTAATTGAGTAGTTTTTTTTCTAACAGTATCAGTAGCTCTAGAAAACTGATTTTGGAATTGACCAGTTTTACTTCGTAATTCTACTACAATTGTTGCTAGATTTGTTGCCATTAGTCAGGGAACCTCCTCATTAATTCTTCCATTTCATCTTTTAGCATAGGTTGTATATTTTTATTTTTACCCTTTGTTATCATATAACCCTCCATAGCTGAAACAAATTCTTTTACCGAACACCCCCAGAATGTATCTGGTGTCATGTGAAGAACGCCTAATCCAATTTCTAGATATTGTTGGATGGGGTATCGTTTACTGGCTTCTCCACCTCTACTAAAGGGGAGTCATCTTCCTTTCCCTCTCCAGTAAAAATAGTTCCTAATACATCACCTGCAATAACAGCTGAATCTGTAAGACCTGTTTGCATTACCATATCACCAACAGCAGGTTGAGTATATTTACCACCTGCACCCATTAAAGCTTCATGTAATACAATTATTATATCTTTAAATGAGAAATTTTGAACAACAATAGATCTTCCTATATCCATTACTGATTTCCCAGTTCTTGACTCTATCTGTACGATATTATCAAAGGTTAATCTGAAGACTCTTTCTTTATCTCCTAATTTACCTTTTATTTCACCTTTATATTTGTTCATTTTCATCTCCTAGTGCTTTTTTTAGTTTCTTTTTAGTAAATAAAGATTTTTTCAAATCTGTTTTTTCTTCTATGCAAGTTATTTCTGCACATCTATTATTAATATAAACTTTTTGCACTACGAGATTATCTATACCGATAGTAATAGAATCACCTGGTAGGCAACCAATATCTTTTTTGACTTCTACTGTTATTTCACCTTTTTTGGTTACTTTATAAAAACCTTGATACTGGTCGCCTTTAAAATGAATTTCTACCACTTTCCATCCATTTGTTTGTTCCATAAATTATTACGCTGCAGTAAATGTAACTGCACCACTTGATTCTAAAGTTAATGAATAAGTTTCTTCACCATTGTACTCACCACTTCTTTCATATGATGTAATTTTAAATGTTCCATCAATTGTATCTGCATTTCCAAATACAAGTTGATAAGCATTTAGTTCACCTTTGAATGCCGCATCTCTGACATTTTCATCGTCAGTTCCATCAGTAAATACACCACTAGCTGATATTGACATACTTGTAATACCACCACCTGCTAAAATTTCTCTACCAATATCATTTCCACCACTTACGAATGCTGTTGAATCTTTTGTTGTAATATCTACTAACTCACCATTAATTGTCATTGATGTTGCTCTTAAACCACCTATTGTTGCAGGTGTTCCACTAGCATTATCTTTCAATAAAAAGCTACTTCCTTTTTGTGCTGCCATTTTAATTTCCTCCTTTTAATTTAACTATCAAAAACGACTGCTCTAAACCTTTGTAATCCATGAGTTGTCAAACCATCGTTTTCTTTTATAACATC